ACAGTCAACCTTTAGTACTTAACTCATGGGAAATTAGTATTACTAGACCATTGGCAAGAGTTGGATACATTGACACCACAGATTATAATCCATATGGTTATGTGCAGACTGGTCCATATGAGGTGACTGGTAGTTTATTAACAAAAAGAGATGATACCATAGAAGATTTGGCAACGCAACTAAAAGGTGATAGCGCAGGAATTGCAATAGCATTAGCTGAGTCTAGTGGATTTACTATTTCCATACCAGATGCAATGATAGATAATTCACAGCCAGAAAATGGTGAATTCATGCTACAAAACATACCATTTAGAGCATTTGCTGCTAGTGAAACTGCTACAATAATTTCAATCACGATCGCCTAAACCACGCCATTTTCATCTTAGGATGAAACATGAAAATAAAAACAGACCATGGTGCATTTGATGTACCAGACATAACCTTTAAGGCACGTAGAGAGTTACATAAATTAGAAGTCAAGGCAATCACCAAGGAAGGTGATCTTGATACTTCTAAATTCTTTGATGTTCTTGATTGGATTACTAATTACGCATTTACTGACCCAGAAAAGTCATTGGGAGAATTTGATGACAATGTCATTGATGAAATACTAATGGCTATTTATAATAAGTATAAGGATGTAAATCAAAAAAAGTCTTAATGCACCGCGTTGCGATGTGGATGAGTTATAAAAATCAACCTAGTCGCAACCTTCATTTTCCATATCAAGCTAAATCTCCAACGCTCAAGAAAATCATTACATATGATGAAGATGAGTTATGGAATGAAATATGGCGTATCGTAGATGATGCCCAGGGTGGAAAATTTACGCTTGGTGCTGCGTTATATCATTCATTAGTATTCTGTGCTGACTCTACTTACTTCTTAACGCCTGAGACCATATTTGCGCTTGAGGAGTATATTGCCATTAAGAGATTTAACCTTGCTTTAGCAAGTACGATAGATGAAGCAGATTATCATCGTTTAGTCATCTATTCGGCTATAGATGAAGAATTTAATGCACTCCAATCAGAAGACATGAAGAAAAAAAATGGCTGAAAAGAAATTTATAATTGAGGTTCGCACGAAAGGTTTTGCGCGAGCTACTAAAGATTTTAAACAGATTAACACACGCAGTAGGCAATATGAACAAACTACAAATAGACTAAGAAAATCAACAAGAGGATTGGAGCGTGTCTTTGGTACTTTAAGAAATCGTCTTTTAGTAGGTGCTTTTGGTTTTGGTATCATTACAAAAGCTGCGCAGTTATTTTTTCGTTCATCCATACAATTTGAGGATGTTAAGACTCGTTTAATTGGTTTAACTGGTAGCGTGGAAGATGCGCAATTTGCATTTGAAAAATTTAGTAACGTAGCAGCAACTACACCTTTTCAATTGGATGATGTAGTTAATGCTGGTGCGCAGTTAAATGCTTTTGGAGCAAGTGCAAATGAAACCATAAAACCGATTACTGATTTAGCCGCGTTCATGGGTACGACTGCTACTGAAGCAGCAAATGCATTTGGTCGCGCCTATGCTGGAGGAGCAGGAGCGGCTGATATTTTACGCGAAAAAGGTGTATTGAACATTATTAAGGATTTTAAAGGCATAGAAGACATCACTGACCTTACTCTTCCTCAATTTAGACAAGCAATGATAGATGCTTTTGTTGATCCCGAAATAGGCATAGCAGGAAGCGCAGATAGGCTTTCAAAAACAGTACGTGGTGCATTTAGCAACATGTTGGATGCAGTAACTAGATTATCAGCAGAATTATCAGGTCCATACCTTTCCAGTCTACAAGGTGCAATTCAAGGAACAACCAACTTTTTGAATGAAACAATAGATTTCATTCGGTTTACCAGAAAAGGAAGAGAAAATTTTGAGACTTTTGGTGAAGCGGTAGATGCATTTTCATTACGTATTCGTAATACGAAGGATTTAAAAGAACTCAACAATGAGTTGGAACGTTTAAAAACTCAAATGGAACTTGCGCAACAACCTGTGGTTGTTTTGGAAACAGAAATCGTAGGTTTATCACCTAGTATCAAGCGCACAAAAGATAATCTCAAGATCTTTACTGATGAAGCACAAGAAGGATTTAAGAATTTAGAAGCAATTACGCCAGGCGTTGCCGTATTTGAAGGTGTATTAGGTAATCTTACTGAAGCAATTCAAAAACAAAATGAAGCACAAGCAATAACTGGTACAGGAACATTAAGCTTAGCAGAGAAAATAAAAATATTACAAGCACGAATTGATGAACTTAATGAAGAAGAAAGAGAGAGATTGAATATAATGAATGACATAGACTTGGAAGAAAGACTACGTGAAGAACGAATTTTAGCATTAGCATCATTAGAAAAACAAAGACAAGAAGAAATAGCAAGAGCAAATGCATTATTAGATGATCAAATAATTAGAATGGAAAACGCAGCAATGAAAACTGCTGGTATGACCGATGAATTCAGTGATACTACGAATAAAGCACAATTAGCTGCTGGAGCAATTAACGGTTTAGGTAACGCGATGAATATCATGTCTCAGGAAACAGATAATGCTGGGCAAAGAATGCAACAATTTCTTCAAGTTGCTGGGGCATTGTTAGTTGTTTTTGGTGGAACAGCAGGATCCGTTGGGTCAATACTTGCTGCGATTGGTTCAATACCAATACCATCTTCAAACATCGCTCACACTGGTGGCTTGATCACGAATCGAGGAGTGCAAAGATTTGCAAATGGTGGCGTAGTTCAAGGTCAGGACAATGTACCCATATTGGCACAAGCTGGTGAATTTGTAATGCGTAGAGATGCAGTACAAAACATTGGTTTAGATAATCTTACATCAATGAATCGTACTGGCAATGCTGGCGGTGTCACTATTAACATAAGTGGAAACATGGTGGCAAATGAGTCATTTGTTCGTGATACATTAATTCCAGAAATACAGAAAGTATCTAATGAAGGTTTAGCATAATGGCCTTTACCAATGCGCCTGGTGTATCCAACATTAATGAGAATTGGTTAGTTCAATTTACCGCAGACAATAATCATTGTTTAGAGTTTGATGGCTCAAATGATTGGATTTCATTTGGTGACATCCTTGGTACATATACAAGTTTTACAATCGAAGCGTGGTTAAAAATAGATACAACAGCTACGAGGCCAATATTATCATTAGGATATTATGATAACCCAGAGGCTGAAACAACAAATACAGTGTTTAATTTATCCATTCAAAGTGCTGGGGATTTGAAACTTAGTTGGGAATATGGAGATGGAACATCCGAATCTGAATTTGATGACGATTATGCAATATCTACAGATACCTGGACACATGTGTGTGCAACTAGAGATAATTCAGATGACAAAGTAAGGTTTTATAAGAATGGAGTACTTGTAGAAACGTCAGGTGCTACTAACGATCCTACTGGTGGAGGTTCATCAAATGTGAATTTTAGAATTGGTACGAATCAAAACCATGGAAGTGCTTCTTGGTTTGATGGTGAGTTGGCGCATGTGCGGATATGGAATGTTGCACGAACAGATGATCAAATAGCATATTCTTACAATAGGCTCGTAGATAGTAGTGCAAGTGGATTAGTGGGTTATTGGAAATTAGACGAAGGTAGTGGTACAACGGTGTATGATTCTAGTTCTAATAGTAATAATGGAACTATTGTCTCTGGTACGAGTTCAAGTACTGGAGATGCAGTATGGTCATTAAATGGATTTGACGAATTCATTCATGCGTTTGGTATTGCGTTCAAAGATACAATCATGGAGAGTAATACGTATCATGGAGCAATCTTAAATCACGATTTAATGATTCGTGAAAGTATTGACATTACTGCTGGTAAGGCATCTACATCCAATATTAAGCTAGATTGTGTTAATTTTAATATTCATGGCACTGATTTTTATAAATTACTATTTAATGGTACAAATAATTACCATAACAAGGCCGTGCGTATATATGCACAAATAAATGAAGCATCTACACTTAGTGATTGTCAAAGAATATTTACTGGACGATTAGTAGACATTAGCATAGATAATAATGAAATAATCCATTTAGCAATTAATACTCATCGACCTTGGGATGGTATTTCATTTCCACAAACACAAACTACGAATGGGATATATCAGCCTGTTGTTTATGGTGATTATACGATACATGGTGATAAGGATTTAGTAAGAGATCATGCAAATGCTGTTTTTCCTGTGCCTTTTAAGCATAAAACAAACAGTACAGATTTTTTAATAGTAACTCCAGTAGCATCGTCAGATATTAGACCATGTTATTATGACGCAACAGCAGATGCATTTTTAGGCATCAAAGCAGATAACTACACTGCTGCGACTAAAAATTTAGACAGTGACTATGATGCAAACACCAATATTGGCATTGTGAAGCGTGAAATGCGCAGACGATTTAGAATTAATCCAGTTTCATTTAGTCAAGATGGTTCGACTACTTTCACCACAGGAACAAATTTATTAATGGATTCTTACAATGTTTCTGGTATAGTACATGACTTTGTAAATACGCAAGCTGCTCAAGCTAAAAACTTTTATGCTAATTTTGCGGCAGAACTTGGTAAAATAAATGATGTAGATTTAGATATAAAAGGTACGGTTACTACGCCAGTACAATCTGGTAATGTTAACTTAACTTTACGAGTTAGTTATAGTGGACAATCTGGCGATTATTATGCTAGTACGATTGCTGGTGGAAATAGCGCAACTCCTATTTTACCTTCTTCCGAAGGTGGTATTGGTACGAATGCTGTTGCAGTCTCTAGTGATGAATATAGTCACATCGGGTTATCGCTTACGAATAATAATATAAATACAGTTAATTTAAGTAGTACAATATCAAGTAGTGGTGTAAACCGATCATTAACACTTACAATTACTGATTTTGTAATGTATTTAGATGTTCAGCATTCTTATGATGAAGATAAGGCGAATACGAATGTAAGTATTTCCAATTTATCTAATCTCCAATATTTATACCTACCCATAGATGGCTTAACTGCATCCTGGGATGATGGCGCAATTAGCCATGGACACGATGCGCATAGAGATTTATTACAACGCTTCGCAGGTATACCAAGTTCTGATCCCATTGGTTGGAGTGATTTAAATACAGATAGAGCAATCGATAATTGGAAAATACGTTATTGGCAATTACAGCCAATCAAATTACAAGAAGCTTTAGATAGATTAGCATATGAATTTGGTTTTGTTGCAAAATACACAGCCACAGAGCAAATAAAATACATTTATGTCAAGAAATCTAGTGAATTAAGTGCAACGTTAAATTTAACACAACATGATATTAGCAATCTAACTGTAAAAACTACTGGCATTGGGAATATTACTACGCAAATGCAGATTTCAAATAAGTTACATCCCGCAGAATCCAGTAGATACTATGATACGGTTACTGCAAAGAATTCAACATCAAGATTTAAAAACAACTTAAATGACCTGGAAGGTATCCAAAGTATTAATTTAGATGCGAATGTTGGAACGATTCCTACTACTGCCAATGCAGATTGTAATGCAGACTTTTATTCTTATTATGATAATTTAGTAGGTGATTTAAAAATACTCGTACAATGTAATGTTGTAAATCCTGCAAAGTCATATAAGTTAGAAACTGGAGACATAATCACATTTACAAACATGCCTGTAGAAATGTTTGGTACAAACTTTGCAACAAATAAATATTTCATGATTATTGACACAAAGAGAGCATTAGGCATGGTAACAATCACAGCACGAGAGGTAGGATAATGGCAAATCAAAACATACGAACACCAAGGTTTTATACGGACCTCATTAGCTATCATAGAGCAAGAGGTTCTGCCATTGGATCAGTAACAGCAACTGATGGTGCAACTTATTTTACTGGTTTACAATCGCAAAACACTGTAGCGGACCTATTAGATCTAAGGCCATTGAACACGGTAGAGTTTTTAACAGCACGAGACACAGATTCACATGTATTATGTAATTTTACATTCTCTACGGCCAATTACAAACAAAATTATATTGCAATATTAAATCACAATCTCGCAACGGCTGTTGGTAAGATAAGAATTTTTGCTGGTGATGAATCATCTGATGTTACAGCCTTAGATGGTGCAAATGCAGATACAGCAGATATTAATTGGGGTAGCGTTACGGTAACTGACATCGTAAATGGTGATACACGCACTGCTGCATCTAATAATAAAAGTGTTGTGATTGAACCAGCCACTGATGGTACTACGATTATCACCTTTAATGAACAAGACCTTAGATATTGGGCAATTCAATTTGAAGGAAATACAACCAACACTGGTAATGCAACAAATGGAACTTGGGGGTCAACTAATCTTACAGTAGCTGGAATAATGATTGGTGAGTATTTCGACATGTCACAAGCACCAGACCTATCATTAAAACGTAGCGTTGCATATGATAAAGTCAAAATACAAGAATCTATTGGTGGTCAGCGTTATGCAATAGCCAATAGTTTTGGACGAACCGCATCTAGTACTTCCAAGAGTCCATTTACATTGGCTGATAATAGTCAAGAAGTGTATGGCGGGCGCATTTCATATGACATGAATTTTAGCTATCTTTCTTCAGATAACATTTTTCCATCTGAAACCACCTTATTTCAATATGGTGACGATACTGTCATTTCAGATGTGTGGAACTTAGCGGATGGACCATCAAGACCTTTCATACTATCCATTGATAAGGATAGTGCAGGAAACAACGCAGAATCAGAACATCTCTTTGCACGATTTGCACAAAATAGCCTATCAATGCAGCAAGTATCTCCAGACGTATATAATATAGGATTACGCATTGAAGAAGAGTTTTAAATGAAATAATACTTGCTTAGTGTTGACAATCTTCATAATTTGTCAACACTTATGAAGCATTTAACACAACATATGAGAGAGTGTGGTTATTCCCAAAATCAATTAGCGCGTGAGATTGCGCTGGATAAATCAATGCTCTCACTTATGATGCGTGGCAAGCGTAAGTTTCGTTATGAACATAAAGTCAGGATCGCCAGAGTTCTTGGCATCAAGATGGAGTTTATCCAGTGGCCTTATTAAAAAAAAGGAGAGAGAAAATGCAAAGTGAAATACGTAATATTATAGATGATATAAAATCTAGAAGAAAAGAGTTAGGTATATCTCAAACTCAAATATCTAAAACAATAGGCATGACCACAAGAAGCCTTTCTAGATATGCAGATTGTAATTATTATTCTCAAGGAAACATACCACTTAAATTAAAAAAACTTAGTCAAATTGCTGAATATTTAGGTTGTAATGTGCTAGTGCCAAATATAATTAACAAACAACATACTATTTTTGGAGAAAAAGTAGAGGATGTTAAGGGCATATTATTTAATAATAAATGGTATAAAAGCACTCATAGTAATGTTTTAGAATTTATTCACGATCCAATACGTGAAGAATACTTTTTTTCATTTTGGTTTAACGATAAGAATAGAATTGCTAACGCAGAAAGAATGTCGGGTAAAATTGAAATGATACAGGCGGTAGCAGTTGATTAAAATTTATCATACAAAATGGGCAGTGCTGATTGAAGTGACGTTCCACAACTACTCTCTCTCTCTCTTACGTCATTAGGTACTGCCCATGCTCCTCACGATCCACATACCAGATAATCAAGAAAGATATGAATTTGCACGAAAGGTGCAAAAATTATTGGGTGAATCCCAAACATACATTCCAGGTGCGCGAAAAGTCTATCAATCAGACATCGGTGTAAAGGCAAGCATAGATGAATTTACTTATAATAAGGTAATTGCCTTGCTCGATCGCAGTGGATATAATTATAACATAAATAAGGAGTAAGGATGAGTGGATTAATAGAACCTACCTACGATGTGCCAAGCGCTGGTGAGAGTAGCTTCATGAAATTTGTCAAAGGCGAAAACAGATTCAGAATATTAGATAAGCCAATAATGGGTTATATATATTGGCAAGATGATCGTACGCCAGTTCGCATGAAAACAGCAGCAGAAGCACCCGCAGGTGAGAAGCCAAAACATTTTTGGCAAGTTCCTGTCTGGTCTGGTAGTCAAGTGAAGATATTAGACATTACACAGGCTACTGTGCAGAAGCAGTTAACAGAGTTGGATCGCAACTCTGAATGGGGTAACCTTACTGAATATGATGTGATCGTTACACGAAGTGGTGATTCATTAGATACTACTTACACTATTACACCATGTCCAAAATCGCCAGTTACTGATGAAATAAAAGATGCATATGCAGATTTTAAAAAAACCCATGAACCTGATAAGGTTTTTGAGAGTACGTCTACAGCAGAAGAAGAAGACCTACCGTTCTGATGCCTTCTTCCGCATCCCGAAAAGGCTATAAAGGTGAAGTCGAGGTCGTTGAATTGCTCCGCGACCTTGGCTTCATAGCCGAACGTAGTTGGGGTAGCGATGGTCGTAGTTTTGGTGAGAAAAGTGACATAGATGTCAAGGCTACGAAAGGTGACTTAACTATTAGAGTTCAAGTCAAGCGTAGAAAAAAGATTGCAGGATTTTTAGATTTTAAGAATGCGGACGTAGTGATGGTCCGCCAAGATAGAAAGCCTTGGCTATGGATAGCCAGGCATGAGTGGATGAAGCGTTTATTTACAAGCGGGGTCGTAGAAACCCATGAACCAGAAAATGGCGTGTCTAATGATCGTGATAGTCATGACCCCGCGAAATTATCAGGAGAGAGAAAATGATTAATGAAGCTACAAAACAGCATAGTGGTGCATTTATTAGGAAGATTGGTGGATGGGGTAAATATTATCAATTCCTAAAATCACAAAAAACAATACGAAGATCTGCGCCCAAAATAGGTCGCAATGATCCTTGTCCATGTGATAGTGGTAAAAAGAATAAAAAGTGTTGTAAGGTAACTAATTAGAAATGCCATATCCAATGAAAAAAGATCCTAAGGCAGTAATGGTAGCAATAGTAAGTAAATGCATGAATAAAGCTTTGAAAAAGGTGCTTGTGAGCGAGGATTTAAGATTAGACATATGCATGGATGCCTGTGATGAAATATTAAGAATAATAAATAAAAAAGGAGAGAAAGAATGAAAAAACGATATTGGGCAACACCACCAGATCTAATGAAACAATTAAACGATGAGTTTGATTTTGATTACGATCCATGTCCGCATCCTAGACCAGAAGGTTACGATGGTTTAGAAGTGGAATGGGGTCAGCGTAATTATGTAAATCCACCATTTGTTGGTGGTGTCATGAAATGGGTTCGTAAAGGTATGGAAGAACATGCAAAAGGTAAATTGGTTGTGTTCATATTACCAATGTTTGCTTGTCGTGGTATTGCAGTATTATGTGAATATGGTGCAGAAATTAGATACGCAGGCCTGCCACAGTGGTTAGCGCTAGAAGATGGAGAACCAAATCCCGCAAAGAAGTTTGATAGGCAACCTTGTGTTTTATTAATATTAAGGACAGAGAATCCAAAGTGTATTATGTGTGAAGATTCTTTGTGTGAATATTGTTTGGAGAGTAAAAATGACGTACGATGAATATAATAAGTTTAGAACCAAGTTTTTTAATATCGCATCGAAGATAAGCGATAGTAAATCAATAGAATATACCATCAGTAACGAAGATAAATTCTATAACTTCAAGCACGTTGCGGAACGACTTGGAAGTACGGCAAAGAAGTCAATGATGGTTTATATCTTAAAACATGTCGATGCACTATGCAACGATGCAAAAACAGGCAAGACCTATAGTGATGAAACCACATACCAAAGATGTCTTGACGTGGTAAATTACATGGTGCTGTATGCCGCATTAGACTACGAGGAACAACCACATGCAAATAATACTGAACCACCTGGAAGCACAGATAGCAGTGCAGATGGGTACAGCACGAATGCTTCAAAATCAAAAAAATGGAGTCATTTCACGCGGACCGCGAAAACTCGAACCTGACATAAATGGCGCAGGTGGTGAAATCGCAGTATGTAAGTACTTTAATCGATATCCTGATACGACAATTGGACCACATTTTAGTGGTTACGACCTCAAGGTCAAAGGAAATAGAGTGGATGTCAAGACCACTTCTTATGACCCAGGTTATCTACAAGCCAAAATTAAGAAAGACCCAAAGGATTGTGATGTATTCGTATTGGTACATGTATCATTTCCAGTATTTACAATTCTTGGTGGAGCATCCTCAAGTCAACTATTACAAGACATTAACATCCAAGACATGGGATATGGTGCAAAATATGTCATGGAACAAAGTCAACTTAATTCAATGGAGCAACTTTTTGCATAGTTTAAATAAAGGTGCATTAGGTGAGTTGGCAGTCAAGAAAGACTTGCTAGAACAAGGATATAACATCTATGCGCCCATCGTAGATGTTGACCAAGTAGACCTCATTGTTGAATTAAATAATGGTGTAATGAAGCGTGTACAGGTAAAAACAGTCACCAGGATTAAACGAGGTACATCCATAGAAGTTAATTTGTCAAAATATAAACATACCAATCGCGTAGATGTAGTAGCGGTATATTATTTGCCAAAAAACATTATTGCTTATTACACATATGATAATGAGCATGCGTTGAGTTTGGCAATTACCACTGGAAAAAATAATCAAACAAAAGGTAGGAAATGGTTTTATTCGTATGAGCGATTTCCTGATTTTAGTTAATGAACGCACACTACGCTGGCAGCATAGCTTATGATAATGAACATGATGAATGGGAAGATCATGTATTAAAAGCAAATGATATTGAGGAGTTATTGAGAGATATGAAAGCATTCATGAAGTGTAGAAAGAATGCAGAAGTATTTTTTGCTGCGTTCATTAATAAACGAGGTAAGGAAAGTGATATAACAGATAAAGTAAAGGAGTTGATGGATGTCTAATTATACAATTTTTGGTGGCGCTAAGCAAAAGACATTGAAAAAGAGAGAAGAAAGAAGAAATTTAGACGCAGAATTAGCAGACAGAACCATATTTTATTGCACTAAATGTAAAATATGCTTTGAACCTTCGCGAGCGAATTGGCATGATAATACAATGTATTATGAGAATTTTGTTAGCTATGGAAAACCAAGAAAAATTTGCGATAGATGTAAACCCGACAAAAGTGCAAAAAAACAGAATGATAATGTTAGTATTGGCTAGGTGGATGCTACCTTGTCGGGTTATATTGGAAAAATATGAGAATGCTTGACCTATTCAGTGGTATCGGTGGATTCCACGAAGGTTTTAAACGCGCGGGTTATGAGTTTGATTGGGTAGGCTATAGCGAAATAGACAAATATGCCAGCGCGGTGTATAAATATAATTATAAGGAAAGTGAGGAATTAGGTGACATTAAACTTATTCGACCAGGAAGAGATTTACCAGATAACATTGACATCCTTTGTGGAGGATTTCCTTGCCAAGCATTTAGCATGGCTGGAAAGCGACTCGGATTTAATGACACCAGAGGTACTCTCTTTTTTGAAATTGCACGGATTCTCACTCATTATGTCGAAAACAAAAGACCAATCCGATGTTTGGTACTCGAAAATGTTAAAGGCTTACTTAGTCACGATGATGGACGCACATTTGCTACAATCTACCGAGTTCTTAATAACCTTGGGTATACCATTGAGTTCCAACTACTCAATACTCGCTGGTGGCTACCCCAAAATAGAGAGCGGATATACATTGTCGGATATATTGGAAACCGAGGTAAACCACAAGTATTTCCTATCGGAGAAAATGGTAAAGCAATTGGAAGTGAGTGCGGATCAAGGAATGCCGTCTCCTGTATTGATGCATCCTACTACAAAGGAGCAGATGGAAAAAGAACAATGATACAGATAGGAACAAGCGGTATGGGAGCGAAAACTGGGTTGTATAAGGTTCGTGGTGGATTGCAAAAAAATGCTAGTGAGGTAGAAAACTGTTCTACCGCATTAACCGAAGCAATGGGTAAAGGTGGCGGTCATACACCATTGTTGATAAAAGAAGCCACGAAGAAAGTAAAAAAGGTTGGTAATATTTATCAAAGCGGTGGAGAGAATGGTAATGTTTATGACACATCAGGTGTTGCACCAACATTGAAAAGTGGAACGACAAGTAATAAAAAACATGGCGGTATTGGTTCATCAAACTCTCCAAAAATATCTGTTCCAGAAGCCACGAAGAAAGGCTACGCAGAAGCAGAGGTTGGTGATTCCATCAATCTTTCTGTGCCTAACAGTAAGACCAGGCGAGGTAGAGTAGGTAAAGGTGAAGCGCAGACGTTGGATACTGGTATGCAGCAGTATACGATACAGCCTAAGAAAATCGAGATAATTGGTAACTTAAAAGGAAAGGATGGACATGAGTGTCACAATGTGCATTCAGCAGAAGGAATTGCACCTGCGGTGCGCGAGAATCATGGCAAGACAACGATGGTCGAAGCAAAAACACAAATAAGGCGTTTGACTCCTGTGGAATGTATGAGACTTCAGGGCTTTAGCGATAACCACAACAAGTATGGTGTGATGGATGGTAAGGTGGTCGAGATGAGCGACACGCAAAGATATAAGCAGGCAGGCAACGCAGTGACCGTTGATGTGGTCCAGGCAGTTGCTACAATCATAAAAGAAAAGGAGTTAACATGAGTTTTTGGTTAGAGTCGCTACAAGAGAATGCATTTGATGTGTTTATTGTCACGATAATCATTGTATCGATCATCATATACCATTACTTGCAAAAATGGTACATATCAAAGAAGATAAAGGAAATCGAAGACATATTGATGGCTATTCATGACGAGGTAATATCATGATATTAATTGACATATCCGAATTTGCGATCAATGCTTTATTATATGTATTGGTTGCACACCTCATCATATGGTTATTTGATAAGATAAAGGAGCGAATTAATGAGTAAAACAAAACTACATGGTCAAAACTACGTGCTGAAAGATGGTAAACGCGCAGCAAGTGTTACCACCATCATTAATAATCAGTTAGGATGGAATAAGAATACACTAATTGCCTGGGCAAAACGAATAACTGCTCAAGGTGAAGATGCAGATGCGGTGATGCGAGAAGCGGGTGACATAGGAACTTTGACACACTTGATGATTCAAGGGTACTTACAAGGTTTCACGGTCGATACGAGAGATTTTACACCAAATCAAGAACAGCAGGCATTAAAAGCATTCGTAGGTTTTCGTAATTGGTATGATAAGGCAAACTTTAAGGTATTAGCCAGCGAGCTTGCATTGGTCAATGAAGAATTACGTGTTGGTGGTACGGTGGATTGTATTGGGAAAATAGATGATGAATTAGTTCTTGTTGATTGGAAGACATCAAAAGGTGGACCATACCCAGAAATGATGATTCAATTAGGTGCATATACCTTAATGTACGAAGCTGCGCAACCAAAAGCAGATGTAAAACATGGCATCATCATGCGTTTTGGGAAAGAAGATGGTAAGTTTCACAAACATGTCATTAGCCGTGAGAAATTAGATGCTGGTGCGCAAGCATTTCGTCATTGCTGTGCATTGTATAACCTACGTAGGAAGTTTTGAAAAGTGCATCGGATTTCTTCTCTAAAATAAGTCCTAATGGTAAGCGCGCATGGTGTCCTGAGTGTGACGATGGTACATCACGTAAGCAAGGCACGGTGCAGATCAATGGTGAGTATGCCTACTGCCACAAATGCAATCATGATTGGGATTTTAGCGAAGATAGGATTCAAACCCCGCGGGTACAATATAAATTGGCAAATACTAAGGTTAAAGTTGAGTCAAGAGAGGTAAAAAAGAGCGGTTATGCGCAGGCCCGTGACACCTTTGTTACGCATTGGCAAAAGGCTGTTGATGAATTGGAGTTGCCTTGGAACGAAAAATGCTTGGACCTACCGATTGGTGTAAGACGTGACGAAAGCAAGAACGCTCAGTTGGTATTTCAAATTAATGACAATCATGTAAAATTTCACAAAGGACCGCAGTTCGGTGACGCAGAATGCAAGGTGTTTGAGACTCCGCATCAATCTCGCTCCTACCTTGTGATCTGTGAAGGCGAGAAAGACCTTGTCACCGCATACTGCAATGGCGCATCCGCCTTGACATTTACGTCAGGTGCGGGTGCGCTGCCTGCCAAAATTTCCCTGGACGATAGATATAATAAGGTATACATCGTGTACGATAACGATGAAAAAGGCGAGCTAGGTGCGAAAAAACTCGCAAAAAGGCTATTTGGGAAGAAGGTTGAGTTGTATGTAATGAGATGGAAAAGTAAACCTTCCAGGTACGATCTTACCGACTGGTTTAGCGATGGATTCACGATGGACCAGCTCTTTGCGTCTTGTGAACGGTTTGGCGATAAACCAGAGGACATTGGCGGAATGCGCAGTTTTAGTCCATCGCAGTTTGCAGAAACCTTTGTGAACATGCCAGAACCCATCATTGAGGATCTGTTCTTTGAAAAGGACATCATGGGACTCGCAGGTGGTACGAACGTGGGTAAATCGGTGATGAGCTTGCAGTTAAGTACGTGTTTGGCTCTAGGAGTGCCTTTCCTGGGGTTTAGAATACCCAAGGCAAGGAAAGTGATGCATGTGCAGTTTGAATTGAAAGATGAAAGCTTTAAGCAGTTGATCGAGAGGACCGCAATGCATTTTGTTGACAAGTATCCAGTAGAAGCGGAGCGGTTTGAACAGAATCTTAGTATTTTGAGCAGTGGGCAGAATAACGTGTTTACTGATAAATGGGAAGAGATGGACGCAAATTTAACATTTGATCCTTGTGATGTACTGGTTGTTGATAATCTTTATACCAGTACGAATAAGAACGTAAGTAAGAATGATGACGTGATGGACCTGTTGCGTACGATGGTGAATTTAAAGAATAAACACAAGGTCGCTATCTTGATCGTGTCACATCATAAGAAGCTGGGAGAAGCTACTCCATTGGATGTAAGTCAAATGCTTGGTGGTAGTGCGTATACGAATCATTTGGATGGTATCGTACAGCTTGCAAGTAGTCAACGTCTTCCAGGATTAAAAGTAATGAAGATCACGAAAGTACGTAGCCAGAATGATTTACATGGCGTACCAGTTGGAGTGAAGTTACATAACGTGAGCGATGGTCCACTTTTTTTTGAGTATCTTAAACCATTACCAAAGAATGAAATGTTTTGGTATACTGATCCAAAGGAGTCGGTAGAGGAAAAAGTGCTACAAGCCATTGTGACAGATGGGCATAATTTTAGTAGAGAAATGTTTAAGGCTGCGCTGGAAGAGGTGGTTGGTTTTGGTAGCAACGCAGCAGTTACAAATTGGATCGAAAGAATGATGAAACAAGGTCTAATAAATAAGATTGGTCATGGTCAATATCGTAAAATGGAGACTGAATTGGATGGTTTAGTTGATTAGCGCGTGCAAAGAAAACGCAGAATATGCAGAATATGAAGAATTTCAAATTCTGCCATGCAGTAGAAAAAGAGAATTTGAGAAACTGGAGTTATAGAGGAGAGAGAGAGAGATATTCTTCAAATTCTTCAAATTCTGCGTCTGAGGTACTCTAGTGATTTTTGCTGAAAAATGCTCACTTTCCAGGAAAAAGGATAAATCTTGTGAATTCGTACAAATCGCTAGTGATGGTGAGCGATGTGCGCTGGTTTTGGAGTGGCACGAAGACACTAGAGTGTGCAATTTAGATAGGTGTTGGATACGAATGAAGAGTCGTGACAAATTGGCATGGCGTAATAGAATGGTTAAGAACAAAATTACCCTGAGTAAATAATATAATTTTGCAAAATTACCCTGAGTAAATAATATAATTACCCTAGCAGTATAATATAATTGAGATATATATTGGGTCAAATAATGATGAAAAATGACTAAAATCATTAAAATTTAGTTATACATAACGTTGTATGATTCATCATAAAAATTATTTGTAACAATATGTTATTCTATGTTACAATAAAAATAACTGATTTAAATAAATAGAGACAAAAAAAAACCCGCATGAAGCGGGTTTTTATTCTATCTCATCCCAAGGAATATTTAAAACTATATATAAATATATTAGTAAAATCCAGATCATTTTAATATATATGATGTTTAACCATTATGTGTAAAGCTCATCTTCGTTACTTTGAATAATGCTCACAACCTCATCGATTAAATCGGTTGTAAACAATACCTGATCATCTTTTGCCTTACAATTATTTTCATTATGATTGCATTGTACAAACTCTATTCTATTTAACCATATCCTTACCTCAAACCATTCCTCACTATCCTCTTCATAGTAACTCATTGGTGTGTATTGAAACATCTCATAATGTTGATCGCCTGAATCAGTCCACAAAAAACCGTACTCTTCAAAATGATCACAGAGTTCCTTTGCATCTTTATATTGTTTAGTCATCATTTATTTATTATTTAATCGTTTTCTTAATAGGTTTAAATTGATCTTTATTTCACTATCTATTGATGATTTATTTTCTACGTTAAAATAATTCTGCCATTTATCCATCATTTTTTCCATGATATAAAGCGCAGCATCTTCGAAAAGCATGTCATTAATTATTGTATTTTTTGCTCCATGCCATACAATGAATTGAAGTTTTTCTTGATCGAACATCAGCGCGCAATCTTGCTGGTTATTCATGATAGTATTATAAATCTCATGAGCGTTTTTAATTTCATCACAATAATATAAATTACCTTTTATGTAGTCATATTCTACGTAACCGCTTAAATCATGCTTTAATGGTGATTTAATCCATGTTACCTGATCCATTATTTCATCATATTTAGAAGCATTAGATCTGGTAATTTCTATTTTCTTATTGTATCCTTTTATTTGCATTTTATTACCTTTCTTATTTGGGTTTTTAGTTTCCATATATCCCGCGCATTATGCGCGGAATTTCATACGATAACAAATCGCGATCATCAGTATGGTTAAATCGTTTTTTTATTACTAGCGTAATATTCAACCTCGCTCTCCCTTTTTAACCTATATATTTTTTTTCCAACAACCGCGCGAATGTCTTTCGCGAATGCGATCACCTCGTAACATTCCGCTAATACCATACGCGTTTCTTGTTTTTGCGCTTCATTACCTGAGTCTTTATCATCAACCTCAATGGAATGTACGATATCATTCACAGCGCTAATCGATACAAATTGCGTATCGGTCTCAATTATGTATTCATATCCGATGATATTATGCGCTTGTGACTGATCAGGATCAAATTTATATAGTATCATTTTTACTACTCCTTTTTTTTTAGTTAACTACGAAACCGCTCTCATCATTTTTCGCGAGGCCTTTTGCGATTAAACCTACACAAGATTGTTGAGGATCTAAGAATCTTAAATCGTGCTTATCACCATCAACGACTGTTAAACCTAAATATTTTTTAGGTAGTTTGGACCTAAAAACCGCGCTAATATTTAGACCATTTTCTATCGCTTTATAAGTTTCCTTTTGATTCGCCTCCGCTCGCGAAAATGTTAAATGATAATTATCAGGTAGGTTTTTACGATTATGCAATTTGGTATAATCATAAAATTGTATCTCGTTAAAATACTTCATGATATTAAATGATTTATGATTATTTTCAAATCGCAAATCGCTTGTCCCATTTAGTCTAAATACTGGTGTCAAATCACGTTTTTTTGCCCATCTGATCCCGCTCTTGATTTCTTTTGTTAATTGTTCAAAGAATCGATCACGATCATTAAAATATAATAACGTACGATTTAACCGCGCTTCATGGATAGGATTAATTTTATTATTTTTTCTTATCCATAGCGCGCGACCGCTTACGTTTAAACATGATGCAATGCAGCCAGGCGTAGCGCCTGGACACGTATTATATCCGCTTAATTTATGCGGAGCAAGATACATTATGAAATTGGCATATCCATAATACATGCTCTTATTGGTTTTTGTTGATCCGTGCGGGTATGTTAATAATTTAATCTCTCTCATTTTTAACCTCTCTTATTTAATACGCAAATAAAATTACAATCATTATTGAACATCCCATTATTAAAGCGCATGTAAAAATGGATAGGATGCTAATAATTAAAAATTGTTCAAATCTATTCATGTTTAACCTCTCTCTTGTGATTTCATTGACATTTTAAAAAACCGAATAAATTGCACGATATTTAATATCGTAATACATACGAATACTACAGGTAGCTTAATAGTACTTAATGCGAATAATTGAAACGCAATAAATAATTGAATTGAATCTTTCATTGTTTAACCTCTCTCTTATTTTTTTAAAATACTCTTAGCGCCTCTCAAAACGCTCCTAAAATTAATTTAAAATATTGAACTTGTCAACATCTTTAAAAATAAAAAAATGATGTGTAATGAAATCAAAAAAGAATGTCGACGGCCTATGACATCGTGACATGCTTTCATATGATAAATAATTATTTAATCTTGTCATTTATCATAAGTTATTAATTTTATTGAATGTATCATTTATTTACACTTGGCCTATAATAAACATTATGTATAACTAATGGGTATACCAAGGTCAATGCATTTTTTCTTTACTTACCGCGTCTTAAAATTTTTACTTTCGTTTTTGTCAACACTTTCTTTGTAAATTCAAATAATGGAAGAGGTATGGTCTAATCTAACTGATGAAAATACAGATAAATGGCTACACGCCATCGACCGCGCAGATCGTTACCATCTCCACATGTTAGTATTCCGAAGTGGACTCATAGAACCTCATCTACGTCACCTACAAATCAGCGCACATTCATTCTATGACTTAATGTCTCCCCAGGAGCTACGTGTATTCAAGCAAAGAACATTGGGTCATACCTTTGTTGACATCGCAGTAGAGATGAATATTACTGAATCCAGCGTTAAGGAATATTGGCGCAGAACATTGAAAAAAATTAAGAGTGTCATCGAAAAGGCTAATATAGATGAAAAGTAAAGTAGACAAGGATAAGGTACGAATGCTTGCATCATTTGGATGTAACTACGTTGAGATAGGTAAATATTTCGAGTGCGGTGAAAGTAACATACGCAAAAACTTCAAGGCTGAGTATGAAGCTGGTCGCGAAGAAATGAAATTCAAACTTAGACGTGCAATGTGGGTATCTGCGATTGAGAACAATGCAATTGCAATGCAAATATTCATGGCGAAGAATTATTTAGGCATGAGTGATAAGACAGCCGTTGACATGACTGGCAACCTACAAACTGTATTACAGCAGTGTGGGTTTGAGGACAATCCAATTGATAAAGCAAATACTGAACAAGCAAAAGCTCTGGAGTCTCTTGGGGTATCACCCGACTCCACAGCAGTTGGAAGTTCATAACAGCAAAAAGCGTTGGCGCGTTTGTCTCATGGGCAGACGCAGTGGAAAATCGTTCATGGCAGCACACGAAATACTGCCCTGGTTACTCACGCCTAAAACTCGTGGCTGGATAGTAGGTCCTAATTACTCACTAGCCAATAAGATAGCGCGTGAGGTAAAGCGCGTAGTAATGACCGAGCTAAAACTGCCAATAGAAAGTAAGAAAGAAATATCTGGTGATCTGTACTACATGAAACTCGCAGGTTTGCAAAGCGAACTTGTAGTGAAATCAGCGGATGCACCAGATAGTTTGATTGGAGAAGGAATTGACTATTTAGTATGCGATGAAATGGCCTTAATACCTAGAAACACATTTGAGATGTACCTGCGCCCAACGCTATCCGATAGACAAGGCTGGGCGTTATTCTGTTCTACTCCACGTGGATTCAATTATTTACATAAACTCTACGAATTTGGATCCAGCGAAGAACACCCAGATTGGGAATCTTGGCGTTTTCCTAGTACCTTATCTCCATATTTCAAGGATGATCACGAAGAATTAAAGCGCACTCTCACGAAAGAAACCTATCTCCAGGAAATACTTTGCGAGTTTCAAAGCTACGCAGGTAAGGTTTTTCCACTTGACAGAACAACGCAGATACGAGAAGATGTGCAATACGACCCATCCAAGCCAGTATATGCAGGAATTGATTTTGGATACAGACATGCACACGCAGTGATTGTTCAATTACACAACAAAGAAAAGAATTTTGCTGATGTACATCAAATTGATGAGGTCAGCCTACAAAACACTCGCACAGAGGAGTTTGCAATGAAAATGAAGTCACTTGGCTATGAATTTACTGGTATATGGGGCGATCCTGCTGGAAGTGGTACGAATTTGCAGTCAGGAATTAGTGATATTCAGGTGTTTTCTGCGCAAGGTCTAAAAGTTAATGTAAAACGCGATGCAGTAACAAGAAACGTAGTATCTGGCGTATCTCACGTACGCAGATGGTTTGAGGATGCAAATGGAGAACCACATTTCTTTATTCATCCAAAATGCAAGAAAAGTATAGAATCATATGAGAATTATCATTATCCAGAACATCGCGAAGATCAAACCTTGCGCCATGAACCTAAAAAAGATGGTAAGTTTGATCATGCTTGTGATGCATTACGTTTTCTGTTGACCAATTTATTTCCAATGAAAAATAGACACGCTGGTGTCATCGATTTCTTTTAAAGGTAGATATGCTTACAATTCAAGATCAATCCGAAGGCGCGATACTTAGCGCATTACAAGAACAGTTAAAATACATTGAGGATGAGCGTACTCGCGAGCGTGATTATTTGATGGACTTTTATGAAGGCATCAATCTGGAGCATTATGTGAGTGACTATTTTGGTCCAGAGACTCTACGTCAGACGGTCATCCCACAAAACAATCTCACTAGAAGAGTGTGTAGTCTACGTTCGATGACATACAAACGTCCACCGCGCATTCGTACGAATGAATCGTATGTTGACATCATTGACAAACATGGACTCAATGCGCAAAGAAGAATTTTGGAGCGATTGACATTCTTACTTGGCACGATGGCATTTAGAAGTAAATGGAATGACGTGGCTCAAAAATTAGAATATGAGATATTATCACATTTCACGCCACTATTCTTGGCAGGTGATTCAAGAGACAAACCAATTGGGGTCATGTATCCAATTGAGCATCAAGGAAATGCTAGGACATCAGATGTAGTACATGCTGTATGGACCGAAGAGCGTTATGGCATACCAGGAAGACACTTCTTAGTAGATGAAGATGGGAAGGTAATTAGCGTAAATGATAATGACGTGAATCCATATGGCATACTTCCAGTAACATTTTGCCATCGTTATCCACCGATACGTGATTATCACGTAGGCAACGCAATGGATGTTGCTCAAACAGATCTTGCGGTAAATGTGGCACTTCTGGAATTAAATTTAGCGATTCGCTATGGGTGTTTGGGAATTAAATTCATCACTGGTGTCGAGGATCCAAGTCGTATTACCATTGGAACTGATAAAATTTTGTATTTACCAGAGCAGAGTAATTTTGGTGTAACCTCAAGTGGTGGTAACCTCAATGACATTGTGGACTCTACTAGATTCTTAGTGGAAACCACATTGAATAACAATCATATCCGCGCAAAATATGCTAGAGATGACTCAGGAAACGCACCAAGCGCAGCAAGTCTTAGTATTCTTGAGATGGAAAACATGGATGAGCGTTCCGCAATGACTGAAGACACCTGGAGACCATGGGAACAGCGTAGATTTCAAGTGGATAAGAAAATCATTGAGGTAGAAGCTAATGTCAACGTAGGTGATGAATATAGCGTTGATTTTCTAGAGCCAAATTATGCATTGACTCCTGAAGCAGAGGTCATGTTATGGAGTTGGAGATTTGATCGTAATCTCGCACAGCCTATTGAGTGGTTCTTGTATCACAATCCCGATGCCTCAAAAGATGACATCGCAAGGTTCGAGGAACAGCAAAACGAATTAAACGAACAAGAACCAGAGCCACAGAACAGACTACTAAATATCTTGAATGCCAACAATAGACCAAGCAGTTAACTCATATGAGAATAGTATTGAAGATGCAATCAATGGATTCCAGCAAGATGTGGAATCGCTTGAAGAGGAAGGCTTATCTACATTGGAAATATTGGGTGTTATCGCTGCGATTGATATTACGTCCTATTTTATTGAGGAGTTACGTTTTTCTACCGCAATCAACTCCTTCATGGCTGCAACTGAGGATATTCTTGCTGATTTGCCGAGTTTTGGGCGTGCAAGAGAAATCCAACTCGTGGCTCTACAGACTCTCCAACGCAAGGGAATCGAAGGAATGACCAGGCAAGTTAGTAATGTGATGCAAAATGCAATGGTATCTGGAATCAACAGTGGATTAAAAGGAGCAGAATTACAAGGAATAATGCGCAATGCAGTTCGCACGAACATTCCAAGAGTCGAAAATGTAGTTGGTACGATGCTTGGTGACTACCGTAGGTCTGTCATTGGTGCAATGGCAATTGACCTACCAGATGATACTCAATATGAATATATTGGACCAGATGATGAAAAAACGCGTCCCATTTGCAGAACTTACTTATCTAGCGATCCTCTGACACTGAAAGAGATAAGACAGATTAAATTAGATGGTTTTGAGCATGGTGGTGGAGTGAACTGTAGACATTACTGGAGTCCAATTGATGTTTAAGTTACAGAATATATTGAAATTTAAGGAGTCTGATGTAAGAAAAATGGCCGATAATGCTGTGAATCAGACTAAAAAGCAGATTGCAAGTGGAAAAGATTTTTCAAACAAACCATTTCAACCTTATTCCAGAGAGTATGCGAAGAGTAAAGGTGTAAGTAGAAGTGCAGTCAATTTAAAATTGACTGGTAAGATGTTACAGGCATTTAGAGTACAGCGTACTAAAGTAAAAAAGAACCAAGAAATACAATTTTTATATGGAATTAAGAAGAATAAGCAAGGAACGAAAATGATGGAGCATAATACAGGTGTTCCAGAAAAGAATTTACCAAGGCGTTCCATTGCTGAGAATCAAGAATTAGGCGATCAAGTAGAAAAAGGTATCGTTAGAGACTTCGCCAATATAATTGGCAAGAACCTATCACGTATGCGCAAGACACACGTTAAAATCAATATATAGGAGTGACAGCATGTCCGAAGAACAAAAAGAAGTTGCACAGCCAGTGCCTGAACCTACGGTTGAATCTGTAGAACCAGAAAAAAAAGAAGAAGAAAGCCAACCGCAACTCGAAGTTGGTAATCTCATAGCGGAAAGCAAGAAATATCGCGCTCGCGCCCAAAAAAGTGAGCAAGAACTTGCAGAATTACGCAAAGAAATCGAGGATTCTCGTGTATCTCAGTTGGAAGAACAAGAACAATGGAAAATGCTTGCCGAGGAACGCGCACAAAAGTTAGCGGAACTTGAACCCATTGTTGAAGCTGCAAAGAAGCAAGAAGCAATGCTTCGTGCTGAATTGTTAATGGAGATACCAGAAGAAGAGCATGCCACATTTGGAGAGTTACCTCTGGAAGCATTGCGTGCTATAGTAAAAAAACTAAAAAAACAACGCGTTAGTGTTTCTAATGCACCATCTGCGCCAGTCAATGCTAGTAATGTTGAATTAAAGAAGATTAAAGATGAAGATAGGCGCATGAATTGGAGCAATATATTAGATTCATATAAACGCAAATAATCGAAGGAATAAAAAATGGCAGATGGAAACGTAACCCCGACCACCGCGGCCAAGTTCATCCCTGAGTTATGGCGTGACGCAATCTTAGACTACGCAGAGCGTAAGTTTGAGTTGCGTAATCAGGTGATGGACTTTTCATCCGAACTAACTACAGGAGATACTTTACATATCCCCAAGGTTACAGAGGAAACTGCGGCTGCAAAATCCGCAGGAACTGCGGTTACATACACAAATAATACTGATGGTGAAGTTACCATTAGTGTTGACCAACATCATTATGAAGCGAAACGTATTGATGATATTGTTCGCGTCCAGGAAAGTGCCAATCTCTTTGGTGCATATGCTCAATCCATGGGTTATGCACTTGCAAAGAAGGTTGAAAGCTACTTGGCAGTAGACGTACTTCAATCAGCGACTGGAAATGATGTCACTCTTGGAACAGATAACCAAGTAACCTCTGCGCTACTACGTACTGGTTTGCAGAAGTTATTAGACGCAGGTCATGATTATGCTGATGGTGAAACATTTTTATATGCATCACCAGCTGCGTACATGTATCTCTTGAGTTTACAGGATTTCTATGATTCATCTCGTAGAGGTGATGAGCAGAATCCTAACGTCTCAGGCGGTGTTGGAATGATTTATGGTATGCCAACATACATCTCAACTGATTGGGATGATGATGGTGGTACTGGAGATGAAACTGCAACGGTATTTAAGAAAGAAGCAGTATACATGGCAATGCAGATCGCACCAAGAGTGCAGTCAGCATATGACATAGACCACCTAGCGACAAGCGTGGTTGCCGACATTTTGTTTGGCGCATCTTTGTCACACGGTGCTTCTAGTACATCACTTGGAGTGGTAAACTTCAATAATCCGTAAGGAATACTGAATGAATAATAAAAAGGCGGGTCTCTTGACCTGCCTTTTTAAAAAGGAAAAAATAAATGAAGTATTTTAAAAGAAAAGATGGTTCGGTTTTTGGCAAAAAAGAGTCCATTAGTAAAGAGCAGATTGATGCATATATTGAAGATGGGTGTGAGCCATGTAATGAAAAAGGCGAGGTCAAGAAACCTCAAAAAAAAATAAGCCTTAAAAAGAAAAAATGAAGACTAATGATTTTTTATGTCATCTTTGTGACTACAAATGGGAACAGTTATGGTCCAAAAATGATAAAATTACTTGCCCAAAATGTAAATCTGTACAGGTTCGCAAATTAATAGCAAGTCCAATCATTCACATGAAAGGAATTAGTGATGCCAAATTACGTGATCAAGGCATCATAGATTAAATAACCGAAATGCCCATGAGAGTAGTCACGCTCGGTAAGGCATTCAAGAAGGAGAAACAAGATGGCTGATCTTTCCAAACATTCAGTAGTTGAGTCGCTGAATATCAGTAGCTCTGCAAGTCATTCAGTTCAAAGCGCACAAAGCGTAACCACAGGAACAGAATATAATTTAAACGTATCATCAGTACATAGCGTCATATTACAGCCTAGTAGCGATGTTTATTATGGATTCAGCAATAGTGCCAGCGATATGATAAGTGCTTCAAATAGCTTGTATTTAGCAGGTGGAGACACTATATATGAACTCAATGTGCCACATGGTATTGGTGCAGCAGTGTATTTACACTTACTCGGTAAAGGTGCGACCTCTACGGTGCGCATTGTCTTAGCATAGGAGTATGAAATGGCATCATTTAAAAATTTAATTAGTAATACATCTGCACAAATAGCATCTGGTGGTACTATTACAGGAGACTTAGTTATCAATGGAGATCTCCAGGTTAATGGTGATGGTTCACTTTCATTTGATGAGGTAATAGAAGGTACTCAGGTTATAGACGTAACCAATACAGAAGCATTTCTTGTACGCAAGAATAGCGATGGTGGAGATGTATTTGTAGTAGATACCACCAATTCAAAGATTGGGATTAATGAATCATCTCCCGATAAGGCAATTCATGTTAAATCTTCTACATCTGGTGATGGTATTACATTAGAGCAAACCAGCACTGGTTCTAATACAATAAGATTTGAAGCAAATAGCAGTGCATTAAGAGCATTGATTGGTACTGAAGACAGTGATGGTGGTTCGATGTTTACTAATGCTTCAGGATACGCTATTTCCATTAGGTCTCAAGCAAGTATTCATCTTGGAACTGGTGGTGATAACATAAGAATGACACTTGATGACAATTCCAGAATTTCACTTTCTAATAATGATTCTGCTGGCACTGGTGGTTCAGATAGTACAAGTGGTGTAACATTATTAGGTTATGGTGCTGGGAATAATATTGCTTCTGGTGGTGTAGATAATTCATTTTTTGGACACGGAACTGGGAATAGAAACACGACAGGCGAAAAAAATTCTTGCTTTGGTAATTTAGCTGGATTTGGTAATGCTACTGGAGACCATAATACTTATGTTGGTTATGGTTCTGGATGGGGGGTAGCTAACAATAACAATAGTAATAATACTGGTGTAGGTTTTGAAAGCTTAAAAGCCATAACGACAGGCGGTAGTAATGTAGCAGTTGGTTATGAAGCTGGAGATTTATTAACTACTGGCTCAAATAATACAGTAATAGGTGATAGTGCAGAAGTTTCGGCAAATAGTGCCTCCAATCAAACTGTGGTAGGTCAAGGAGCAACAGGGCAAGCAGATAACTCAGTAACGCTTGGTAATGCATCTGTTGCTAATGTTTATATGGCACAAGATAGCGGTGCTACAGTTCACGCTGGTGGTGCGAGAATAGGTTCGCCAACAATCACAAGTTTTGCAACAAATATTAAAGCAAGTACAGATGTTTTAAGCTTAGAAGCAGATGGGGCTGGCGGTCCACAGCTTAGATTAACCGACACTAGCTCATCTTCTGATGATGATACATTTTCATTAATAGATTTTTCTGCAAAAGACTCTGGCGGAACTCAGACAATTATGAATCGTATTGCAAGTACAATTCCTGATAACTCTGCTGGAACTGTAGATACTGCATTATCCATATACGCAAAAAGCAATAATACTTTAACAGAAACTGTTAGAATTGGTAGTAGTAGATTATATTTACCTCAAGGTCAAATAGGTTTCCCAGCTACTCAAAATGCAAGTTCAGATGCAAACACATTGGACGACTACGAAGAAGGCGAACATTCTGCAACTATTACTTGCTCATCATCAGGTAGCTATACTATGGGTACAAACAATACACTTCGATATACGAAGATAGGTAGGTTGGTCCATATTCAAGGATTACTTGTAGTTACATCTGAAAGTTCTCCAAGTGGTGATATAAGGATTAATCTTCCATTTACTGCTGGGACTGGTACGGATGAGAGTGGGAGAAGTTATGGTAGTTGTCAGATATACGACCACGGAGGAACTATATCTGGGAATACAAGTGTAGAAGTCGTTGGAGGTAATAGTTTTATACAAATTCTTGAAGTTGAGGATGATGGCGATAGAAATTACCTTAATGAAGGTGACGTTGATACTGGATGGGGTCTTGGTTTCGATTTTACATACTCGGTTTAATAATATACCTAATGGATTTTAGGTTGGAACAAATAAGGAGTTAAAAATGGCTTTAGAGAAAAAAATAACATACGATTACGAAGTTCGTACTGAACATAAGATAATTCAGCAAAGGCAAAGAACTGCAATCGTAGAAGATGGAAAAGAAATATCGTTTTCTTATCTCAGAAAATCATTTGCACCAGATGCAGATATTAGTGGTGAATCTGATGAGTTGAAAGCATTGGCAAATAGTTTATGGAATGACGATGTAAAAAAAGCGTATGAAGATTTTAAAAAAGGACAAAAGAATGAAATGGTCTAAGTATAGCGTTTTAAAAACAGCAGAAAAGGTATCTTTTACTAAGGAAGATGATGTTTATTACTTGGTGCAAAAATTATATGATTTTGAAACTGGTGAAGCGTTAACTGATTCTAAATCAATCATAACATTAGCTCAGTTAGAATTTGAAAAATCAAAACGTGATAAGGCGATTACAGATTTAACAGAAGAATCAGCAGAATTAGCAAAAGCAATAGAAGATTTTAAGAAACTTTAAAAACAGGAGTATAAAATGGCTAAAAAAGAAAAAGAACAGCCTGTATTAAATCTTGATGGTAATGAATATATTATTGATGATATGACTGATGAACAAAAAGAATTAGCAGCAGAGGTTGCATTATACCAAAACCATGTAAATGACATACAACATAAGCTAAATACTAATACTTTCATTCGTCAACAATTAATTGAATGCGAAAAAGTATTTGTTGCAAAACATCAGCAAGGTGTTGTAGAACTAAAAAATCAATTGGAAGATATAAAATAATAATGTTAATACGAAAAAGTTCCAAGGGTCATGATTTAAAATTGTATCGTAATACGAATCCAGGTGCAATTCGCACCAAAACATTTCCAGACAAATCAACTGAAACTGTAACTTATCCTACTAGTGGTTCATATTTTCTAATGTTAGATGGTAAACTTATTAAGCAAAGTGATGATTGGAACTCAATTGAGCAATCATATGTAGATGAGTGTCAGTCTCTTCATGGTGGTGGTAGCGGTCGAATGTTATTAGGTAAGCATAAGTTAGTACAAAATGTATTAAAGGAATTGTAAGTAATCTTTGATGAATAAAGTAATAAAAAAGTTAAAAAATGGAGACTTTAAAGTTGTTAATGCGAGTTATAATCTTCCTATTACTTATGAATTTAATAGGATGCGGAAAAGGTTGGAGCGTGGGAGAAATACAACTAACGCCCCAGGATACTGTTACGAACACAGTATTCATAGAAATAATGGGAGTTGATTCTGTGTTACATTATTATCATGGTAAGGTAATGATGTATTCTAACTGGTGTTGGGTTCATCATCAGTATGAGGATGTGGTGCAATAATGGACTGGATAATGGCATATCAAGAAGGTGGAATGGTATTAGTAGTCGCAATGATGTTTGTCTACTTAGTAGTATCAATGTCTAAAAAAAATGAAACACAGCAAGAAACATTAGAGAATTTAAAAATTGAGAACAAAGGTCAAAGTGAGACACTTGAAAACATGGAAGGAATGATTATCAAATTAATTAATAGATGGAATCAATCAGACGATAAACTTGATAGAAAATTTGACTCAATGACCAAGAGTATAAATGATTTGGATAATCAAGTGTCTCGGATAGACGGATCTTTAAGTCGAATTAATGGAAAGAATTAATGGATAGTTTAAAAGTATCAGGAATATCATTTTTTAATTATGGAATTCATCTAGCAAACATTAATTTAATTCTTCAATGTATTATTGGGGTAATGACAATTATATATCTTAGTTATAAAATCAAAACAATAAAGAAAGGTAAATAGAATGGAATGGTTAACATGGGCAAATTTTGCATATATGATGGCGATAATCTTAGCAGCAGTTGGTACAATGGTAGCTACAAAATACAGAATAGTAATTAAAGAATTAAAAGAAGTAGCAGATACGTATCATACCGCCATGAAAGATGGTGAACTAGATGAAAAAGAAAAACAAAAATTAGCAAAAGAGTGTATGGATGTAGTAATGTCTGTAGTTCGCTTAGTATGGAAGTTCTAAAAAAACAATGACTGTACCAGCACGAGTTAAATCTACAATGCGCAGATTAGGACTGCGTGGAGTTAATAAACCAAAGCGTACTCCAAGTCATAAGACCAAATCACATGTAGTGATGGCAAAATCTGGTGATAGGTATAAGTTAATTCGCTTTGGTCAGCAAGGAGCTAAGACCGCTGGTAAGCCACGTAAAGGTGAATCAGAAAGAATGAAAGCAAGGCGTAGGTCATTTAAGGCAAGACATGCAAGAAATATCGCTAAAGGTAAGATGAGTGCTGCTTATTGGGCAAATAAGGTAAAATGGTAATGAAAGTAAAAGGTATCAGTGTAACAGGATTAAGTAAACGTCAGGTCGCGGCAATGCGTAGACATGCAAGGCATCACACTGCAAAGCATTTAAGATCTATGGTAGCCGCAATGCGCAAAGGAGCAACATTTAGTCAGTCACATGTTAGTGCAATGAAGAAAGTTGGGCGTTAAATATAGTAAAAGAATAAAAAGCAAAGTAAGGAGCGCAAGATAATGCCATATCATTATGGAAAAAAGAAAACAAAGAAAAAGAAGAAGAAGAAAATGAAACGTGGGATAAAACGTGGTTGATAAAAAACAAATGCGTGGCATTATCAATGATGTCTTACAGAAGTTAGGTGAGAAATATGCTCATCCTAAAGCATTGGATTTAGTATACAATACTGGTTTAGTGGAATCAAAGTACGTATATCTAAAGCAAATTAAAGGACCAGCGGTTGGATTTGCGCAAATTGAACCGTGGGTTGGAATTTCAATGATTAAGGATTATTTACAATACAGAGAATCATTGATGAAAAAAGTAGCAGATGTGTGTAAAATAGATTGGAAGTACTTCATAGACCCAAAAGAAGATGACTGGCGTTACATATTAACAGTAAACATTGCTGCTCAAATTGTGTTTTGTAGGTTGCACTATTGGAGAGTACCTAAGTCACTACCAAGCACATTAGAAGAACAAGCGCAGCAATGGAAAGTATTTTATAACACTGCTAAAGGTGCTGGAACTCCAGAAAAATTTATTGAAATAGTGCAAAAATATGGATGAAGCACAGCAAATCGATGATTTGATTCATTTAATGTATGAACTCAAGGAATTGGCTAGTAACCTGGAAGATCCAAGAAAGGATATTGACATTATCATCGGAACGATTATTGCTTTGATTATTTGCGCTAAAGTACCCGATGTAACCATTCTACCTACTAGTAGTAATACAAATGAGATAGCACAAGCATGAGTTATTTAGAAGCATTTTGCAACACAACCACAGATTTACAGGCAATTGTTAGTGATATAGATCGATATGATCGTAAGCGCGTACTAATAAGTAATTTCATTACAACAGATACAACTAATTTATATCAATTAATGAATACAGGACATATCGAACAGTTGTATCGTGATGGCATTGAGATGACTGCTGTAACTGATAGTCCAAACGCAGATAACGAGTATAATTATTCAAGCACTACAGACTCTTTTCAATTCTTTTTATCTTCTTCATCTGTTAACGCATTAAATAGTAGCGTATTTGAATCTGGTGAAGATTGGAATACTTTAAAAACTAAAGTTACTAAAGAGCAAGCAGACCACATGCGCAGTTATTTAAATAGACCAATCTACAAACGCGGTAATTCAAATTACCAGGGAGCAAGTGATAGGCCATATGACTTCATTGTAATTCGTTGTAATGCCATACTGGCCTGTGCTGATTTAGTGCGTAGCCAAAACCCAGAGAAAGCAGACGAACTTGAAGAGCGCGTACTTGGTGAAGATGGATTATTAGTAAAACTAAAAAGACGCGATTACGTCATGTGGAATGAAACATCATTTCGCAGTGAATCTGGTGTCATAAGAGAGATAAGCGTCAATGGGTCAACCACTGGATACATAGAAGATATTAAAATGTTTGGACCACCAAGTACTGATTACGATGAGGTTCGCGTTGTGATTAGTACAGCAGGTACATTTTCTCCTGGAACTGCATCAACAGTTAAGTATGATGTGTTTACTAAGGATGATACTGGATTACGCAGGCATAAGTCAGTAGATGCTGAAGTAATGAATGGAGATTACCAATCACTAGCATATGGCGCACTAATAAGATTTCAAGCTGGTGTTTATACACTAAATGACGAGTGGTCCATTACATTTCAATCAGATGATATTCAAGTAGGTACTGTGCGAAGCGGACAAATTTATAGATAATGGCCATTACATTTAATAATGTTATTTACGATAGAGTTATCGACAATCTTCACAGCATACTTGCGAATGAATTTGGGATTCAGATATTTTATGATGAACATAAAGGAAATCAAAGTTTTCTTCTTGAACCTTTATCAGACGAACTAAATGAACAAATTAACATTGGAATGGTTAGAGATTATACGATTCTCATTAGTTATCAAGTAGATTTTGCTGGTAATTATTCAAAAGAAAGTTTTAGGCAAGTCGCACTCGTAGCGGAGCGGTTAAAGAGATTATTATACAATAATCGTAATTACAGCGTGTCAGGAACAAGACAATTTTATAATGCAGTCATCGATTCCACTGTATATGAGCGCGATGAAGAGAATCGAGATCTCTTGCGCGCTAACATGACTGCTATAGTATCAGCAATGGAGATTATGACATGATGTACAAGGCAAAAGAATCATATTTAAAATTGAAGGATAGTGAGAATTTTTGCGCTCACTGGAGTCCGAATAAACACAAATTATTAGTTGCTGGTTGTTCGGTAGAGATAACAAGTGTTCCAAAGGTATTAGAAAAACATCTTGAAAGCATAGATATTAAAAAAAAATCAAAGGAAGATAAGTAATGGCTGAAACTAATTTTCAAGCACAATCGAACATAGCGGTTGCTATTGGTAGTAAAGGTAGTAATGTAAACTTAGGTACATCACACGCAGCTGGCGATACATGGAATTTTTTACAAGTAACTGATTTTAACATACAGCACGCAGGTGCGACATTGGACGTTGCGCCAAATAAGAGTGGTATTCTAGGTCAATTAGAAAGCCAAGGACATCATCGTCCAGATACCATGATGTACGAAGTTACCTTAACCATGCGTGGAACTCCTACAGCAGTTCTAAAGTCTTGTTTAGCATTATTTAGTGAAGGTTCTAGCGCGGCAGCACTAACACCAGCGTCAAGCACTGGTACCATGAAACATGATACAGGAACTACAGATGCAGTAACCTTATTATTTAAAAATGGTGGTTCTGATGCAACAAACATTAGTGCAGTCATGGTAGGTTGTTTCTGTACTTCCATGATATTACGTGAAGATGTAGGAACGAATGGTGGAGAAATGGTTGTTGAATCGACTTTCGTCACAGGATATAGGCCAGTAGAAAATACATTAGCCGCTAGTTCTGAAACTCTTGATACTGATTCACCAAAAAACATTTTTTCACTTGCAACTCAAACCATTAATAGTCAACCTTTAGTACTTAACTCATGGGAAATTAGTATTACTAGACCATTGGCAAGAGTTGGATACATTGACACCACAGATTATAATCCATATGGTTA